ACGCAAACATCGATGGTTTCTTCATTTAACAAACCAGGAAGAACTGCACCGCATTGCTGACTTTTACGATTAGGACGAGCAAAACTAAAATTGCTCTTAAGAATACTTTGAATATTCATTCGAAGCAATTGGCGCCAATCCATTTTAGGTTCGGTAAAATCGGAAATTAATCGCTGAATACCTGCAGGAGTTTTATCTGCACCTGCAGCCTGTGCAGCAGCCAACATTGCTTCTTTAATTTCGTCGCGAATTTGTTTACGTTCTTCAGGAGAAAGTTTTGGACGTTTGCCTTCTTTATCGCCGTCACCTCCGCCACTGCCGTCTTCGCCGTCGAGATGTTCGTCAAGCAATTCGCCTAGATCTTCAATATTAATCTTTTTGCAACGTTTTTCAAGATCTTCGTAAATTTGTTCAAAACTCCAACTTCTATATTTGTTATCTTGGATAATTTTAATAGTACGAGGAACTTCTCCGATTTTGTTGTCGACCAAAATCTGATTAACAGCAAAATCTGCCGCAATATTTGAAAGTTGTTTATCGCGAGTTCCGAATCGTCCGAGATGATCAAACACGTTATGTAAAACTTCGTGTGCAAACCCAAATTCTACTTCTTTTGGACGAAGGTCATTTACAAATTGATTATTGTAATAAAAATTACGACCATCAGTTGCTAACGTATCGCACCAATCACTAGCATCAATTAATCTCATGCGAGTAGCCATATTACCGAAAAACGGATGTTTAAGCAGCAATGCAATACGTGCACCGATCAATTTTTCGATAATTTGATTTTTTTCTGCAGTAGAAAACGTTTTATTAGGTTTCGATTTTGACGATTTTTTCGGAGCTGTAGTGGTCATATAAATTTCCTTAATCAAAAAAGGGCCCTTGCGGGCCCACAAATTCAAACTACTTGATCCATTGCAGTGAGGATGTATTTGCCATATTTGTCATGGAATTCATCAAAATTCTTAAGTCGCTGCGTATCAAATGGAAGATCGTAGTTAGTAAGAGCGATTTTAGATGCCATAACAGTCAATTCAGTCGGAAAATTATCCATCAAAAAGCGGAAAAAGTTGTCTGCTAATGCATCCCAATTCTTAACTTTCTTCTTATCTGCTTCCTTGAGTTCGTAACACAAACTGATGCCTAGCGAATACATTGCGCTGATTTCTTTAATCGAACATTTAGTAACCTTACCTGACAGGATGTCTTCAGGGTTAGGCATCTGTTTAGCGACCTTACGGTGTGCCATAAATTTATGAGTAGGTCCTTCACCAACAGCACCTGAAATAAGATCTGTTAGGGTATCGTCATCCAAGTCATCATCGATAAGAAGATCACTTACAAAACTCCAAGAGCGAGGAGTTGCAAAACTACGGCTTGCACTCTTAGGATCGAAATCATACAAATCTTGCTTTGCAAAACTAAGATAACCAACAACCTGTTGATGAACGTTATTAGCAGTTGCCCAGAATAGCCAATCTTCAAAATCAGTACGAAGTTCGACATGAAGGAATCGATTTGCCAACGGCGCAGGCATACGATAAGTAACGCCCTTATCAGTTTCGCGATTACCGGCGGCCACAATAGCTACACCGTCGGGCAATCGATATGTGCCAACACGGCGATTCAAAATAAGCTGATAAGCAGCAGCTTGGGTAGCCGGAGCTGCTGAATTAAGTTCATCAAGGAATAAAATAGCATTACTATCTGGATCAGTGGGCAATTCTGCAGGCGGAGCCCAACTCATAGTATTAAGTGATGCATTATAATAAGGAATACCTTTAATATCGGTAGGTTCCCAAAGGCTCAAACGAACGTCGATAACTGGACGATTTTGCTCATCGCCGATCTGTTTAACGATGTCGCTCTTGCCAATACCCGGAGGTCCCCACATAAAAACAGGACGTTTGACTTTAATGCACTTACGAATGCTTTTCTTAGCTTCGTTGGGGCTCACAGTGCGATTAACTGAAATTTTCTCTGCCATAAAATGCCTTTAAGTTTAGTGTTAAGGAATCATCTTTCAAGCGTTTATTATACGCTTTTTTATCATTCAGTCAATGATTTTTCTTCGGATCTGTGTTTAGCATGCCCGAATTTTGCCAAATCGCCACCGAACAAAATGAGTTGCACTGCAACTTTATCTCGGCTAACCCATATCGTTTGGTTAGAAGATAGGTACCAAGGACAATCTAGATACTTGTCTAGTTGCAGCATTACTTTACTGGTATAAACACTATCTACTATGTCAATTTGATAAAATTTTAAAAGGTCATGATTTTTTAAAAAAGTAAAACCATCATATGTCAAACGAAGACTACGTTCGCCATTTTCTCTAATATTTTTCCACCATTTTTGGTAATATTTTTCGACAACCAATGCCGTTGGCTCATACCCAAGCCATTTTGTTAGAAATTCTACCGTTAATTTATGCTTTATATCCATCCGAAATCTTTTGACCTGTAGTTAGTTTGTATACTGAAAAATCTTCACAATTATACAACTTGTTTAGTTTTTCTGCAAGATTATGTGCGTGTCCTGCATTAGAAAAAGATACTTTTTTATACTTCGGACCTAATTGCTGAGCTAATACAGAACTAGTCTTAAGATTAACAGGTTTATCTTTATAAAAAACCGCCCAAATAGCTTCTGCTTCTAAAACCTGTTCAGTTTTATAAGTTTTTTTATTGGTTATTTCTAATAATATGTTTGGTTTTGGTCGGCTCATAATAAGTGAGTATAATTTAAATACTCACTTATTTATTCTATTTTTACCGAAAACCGCCCCCGTCCATATTGATAGAAATGACATTTGGTTGATTTTGGGCATTTTTTAATTGTTCGTCTAGTGTGCCTGCTAGTCTAGTCATTACAACTGACAAACTATCGGACAATGCTTGAACTTCTTTAATGTCTAAAACTAAATTTCTTTGGTTTGTTTTGATTGAAATTCTTGCCTTTTCTAAAAACTTTTCGATAGCTAATGTATTGAGATTACTCATTTTTATTCACCAAATTTAAAGCATTTTTCATTTCATTTTCATTTTTAAATGGGCCTTGATAAGGGTAACGTTCTAACGTAATTAATTTAGGACAGAAGCTTTTTACCCATCCTTTTCGAAATTTAATTATATAGTGTCCTGCACAATATAAACTCTTACTCTTTGAGCTTTTAGCATATATTGGTAGCTTTTTCTTTATATTATAAACCGGATTAAATGGTTTTGAGCTACAAGGATAATCATATATTGATTTGATTTCTTCTTTTTTGATCGAGAGTTTAGAATCACTCACATTATCAAATAGATCTGGTCCAAAAATCTCTCGAACATCCCTAATAGTGGATAATTCTGTTTTATCTCCTTTACGGAAAAAAGAATATCCTTTCTTTTCTTTATTCAAAGTACCTAATTTTGAACCATGTTCTTCTATGATCCAACATTTGTTAGGAACTAAAACTTTAGTTGTGGCATTCATTTATATACCTCGCATTAAGTGGGTAAACGTAACTATCGGCATTTTCAGTAATCTTTACTAGATCATATTTTCCGCAAAATTTAAGAAATCGAACTCCTACTTGTCCGACATTTTTTTCAGCAGTTTTTGCTACATCAATGGTTTCTTTAATTATCATTTTAATATGATCGGGTTGTGCAGTCAAATCACACAAAGTTACATTTCGAGAATAATCGTCGATAACTCGATGTTCGATTCCGTCATGATCTACCCATCGCTGTAACATGATATTATTCCAATTATATCCTTTAGATTGTCTGTCAGCGTATGCATCAATTAGGCCAACTTTATTCTTCGACCCTTTAGTTCGAACACCCGGATATGCACTGAAAATATTATCTGATGTATCGCCTCGCATACACTTTTCAAACAATAACCATTCTGGGTCTGGTGCCGGTTTTTCTTGTTGTGTTTTTTTATCGACAACGCGCTTGCCTAATTCGTCAAAATAACCTTCATGTGTAATAGTTACACCAGTAACACCATTATATTGACGAACATTAGGAGAAATTAACTGTGCAAAATCGCCATCAGTTGAAATAATTACATGTTGATCATCGGGATGAGCTTGTATCCATCCGGCAATGAGATCGTCTGCCTCTAATTGTGAATTATGTAACACCGTACAATTAGTTTTTTCAATTACGAAATTTTCGAATTCGTCAAGTGTTTCCCAGAATAATTTTTCTTCTTCAGCTTCGCTTGGAGATAAAGCTGCACGAGCTTCGGATCTTTGTCTCTTGTATGGAGGATAAACATCTTTACGCCAAGACCTACCTTCGAGACAAAAGATTACATGAGATCCATTAAAATCTCTCCATGCTTTTCTAATACTAGTAAACATAGTATGTAGGCTTAATCCTACTTTCTCTTCAAGGTTTCCTCGAGCAACATGCCTGGCCCGGAAAAAAACATTTGCAGTATCTACCAAAATATATGTCATTAACTTATCTCCGAGCGGCCACCGCCAATTTGTTTAACATCGATGAATCCCATAGATCGTCGATCCATGCTCGCCCCAACTGCTGTACCGGATTCTCTACAAATCTCAGTAAACCATTGATCGATGACTTCTTCGTCAGTTTCACCATAATATCCTAACGCTTTTAATTCTACTACCTTATACTCGTTCCAGTCAAGTTCCCAAAAGCCAAAACGTGGATTTTCTGGAGTAGTATGAAATCCTACTATTTCAAAATATGGTTCTTTCTTTTCTGTAGCAATTTCTTTTGGAGTTAGTTTAGCTAATCTTTGCTGTTCTTTTCTATCATTTTCTGCTGCATTGGCTGCAATTTTAGCTGCTTCTGCCCTAGCAATCAATTCTTGAGCTTTTGTTTCTGCTTCGGCTGCAAGTCTAGTTGCTTCTAAGGTAGCAGCTTCTAGTTTATCGATACCTAACACTCGTTTAATAATTTTATTCATTAAGTTCCCCATTTTACTACTAAATTATATCCAGCTTCTTTAATTTTATTTTCATACATAAGAGTTTTTTCGTATAAATCTTTCATAGGTATTTTTATAATAGGGTGTATCATTTCTGGATCAAATGTTTCTGGGCAACCGTGCCAAAATCTTCCATGATAAAGATAAACAGTGTTTGAAACAGGATCATACCCATCTACCCTATATTTTACATCTTTTAGCCAGTATTGTCTTTCCGGTATCTTTAATTCATCTAACCAAAGTTTTTCTGATTTTGATATCGGTGTAATTTTGTGTATAGCATGAAATACTCCTTTTCTTAATGCCATTAATTCTTTAAAATCGTCAACTTTGCATGCCGGGCATGGTGTGCAATGTTGTTTTGACGAATATCCTGTAAATGTAATATCAGAATGAATATTGCATTTTATGTTATTAAATTTATTTCTGGTTCCCGATACCAATACAGCGTTTGTAAAATCTAATGCCGGTCGTTGTTCTTTATACCATTTAAGTCTTTCTTCTGATAATATCATAGTTGATTCCCACATTTTACCACTCTCATAGTATCCTTTGCGACAACAATATTTGAATTTTTTTATTTGCCATGGTAATGAGTAGTGTGTTCCGTGAGAACATCTATATTCAATTTTTGTATCGGTGTTTATATATTCACCGATTATTTCTATTCCTAAATTGATCGGAATTTCCTTTAAAAATTGTTCTTTGGTTTTTTTGTTTACTGGATTAGTCATGATAATGTACCCCAAGTATTTATAAAAATTTATATTATTTGTAAATAAATGGGGCATTATATCACGTCGACCATGCGTTACCAAAGAGTGGAACTTGGAGTCTATCACTGTATCTTAACCCATTTTGCATTGCAAGATCGGCAACACGGCGATTATTTAGCGAGTATACACTTTCTACTCCGCCTACAGGCATAAGGTAAACTGGTCCTTCGAAGCCAGTTTCTCGGTATACTTTTACAGTATCAATGGCTTCTTGTGCATCCTCTTCGGTTGCAACAACAAACTTAAGATAGGTAAATCCTACTTTTTCGTATTCACAAACAGTGCTAGGTTTAATTGCATCCTCTCTGGATTCACCACTACAACTTAATTTTGCACTAACACTAAATGTAATCTCTCGACCCACTTTGTTCCACATATTTAGATAATCAGCGAACTCTGGAGATAATTGCTGTGTACCATTTGTTTCAAAAGTAATTTCTGTTAAATCTTCCATTTTAGGATGTTCTAACAAATCTGGATAAGCACGTTGCCAACCCAAAAGTGGTTCACCACCGGTAATAACCAAATGCTCATCTCGCCATTCGCCATGTGGCAACAAGCTAACAATTTGTTCTGCAATGCTGTCTGTAGTCAGCATAGGACTAAGGTTTTTGAATCTTGTATCCCAGCTAGCATAACTGTCGCAGCCTGTACTAACCAATGGCAACTCGCCATAAGACTTATATTTACTAGGATCTATGTTAACAGCTTCTGTACTGCGTTCACCCTTAGGCATTCCAAAGCCCGAACATTGAAAATTGCATCCAAATGTACGTAAGAAGATAGAAGGTACTCCCATGTACCTTCCTTCTCCTTGAATGCTGTAAAATAATTCTGCTATTTTAATTTTGCTCATTTTTTATAATTTCCTTTACCCGGGATAGTGTTACGTACACCACCTACAGGATCATCAACATCACCTACTCTGCGAGGAATAAGGTGTATATGTGGCCACATGATAGTTTGACCTGCTGCTTCACCAGCATTTAATCCGATGTTAAATGCGGCGCATGTTTCTTGCGAAACCATAAACTTTCCATAACGAATAGCCTGATCAAATGCGAATCCTAATGCAACTAGTGTATTATATTT